GAGGTTCTCAACGTATTCGAGGCTGGTTTCATCTTGCATACACCAGTAGACTTTGCAGATACCCGCACGCGCTATGAGGCCATCGTGGATAACCGTTTGCATGGTTTCAAACAGGTTGTTTTGGCGGTGCAGAACGAAATCAGTGTACTCAGTGCATACCTCGGCAGTGTCTACGTCATCCATGTTCTGAGGAGTGAAACGCATAACCTTGTTGCCTGTACTAAAAGTCTCAAGCAGTGCGGCTTTCATGCTCTCTACCGCGTCATAGACATCTTGACTAACGTATTTGCTGTTACCGTCATGCGCTGGGCGCGGAAGCTCACCAGAGTAATACTTCATTACTCTACGGCGTTCCTTGGATAGTTCACTATCGTAGTAACCAATAGAGCGCCTGAGTTGAGTATCTACGATAGAGACTATCTTATCGTCATCAAGTGCTTTGTATTCTTCTTTTGATTGCATATCTAAACCATCTCAATATAAAATTCATCGACTGCCTTTATTGGCTCCCAAGCGCCTTCATGGATATGATTTGCTAGGGCCAAGCTCATTACACAGTCATCGAAGCATCCGGCTTCAGCTTCCATTCCACCACTTTGGGTGACGATGTATGTCAGCATTTCTCGGATCGTGAGCTTATCGTTAAGTTCTATCGTGCCCTCTCGGACACAGGCCCTGAGTTCGTCAATTATCAGAGGTTTTGTCTTAGAGGTTGTCGTGAAGCCCAGCTTTAGGGTTTCTCTCTCAGTCAACTTGTCTATCTGGACTTCTGTGTAGAAATTCGGATACGCCATGTCTTTACCAAGGCGGGTACAGGTTAAAATACCGTGACTGTTGTTCTCTACAATGATGAAGGCGAAGTTGAAGAACTTGCCTAACTTATAGAGGACTTCAGCAAAGTAATCGGGGTGAACTTGAGCGCGATAAGTCGCAACCTGTCGTTTCTTACTGTCAAGAACTTGCGCTACGCTGTAGTCGCCGCCTCGAACTCCCATGGCAACATCAGCGCCGATAGTATATTGCTCACCGTCATCTATGGTGCGGTATAGCATCAGTTCGCCGCGCATATTCTCCAGCCACTCATCCCCTTCAAGGGCAAGCCGCTGCTTTATGTCTTTAGCTTTATCCAAGTCTTTATGTAAAACCTCTGGGTTAAACACAGGACGCCCAGTTGTCAGGAATGCCTCATTAGGCTCCGCTGGGTACTCCTGTTGAAATAGATCTATGCCGTTCTGTGCTATCTTTTTCCTACGAAACATAAGTTGCGCGTTGTCCAAGTTATACTTGTCGGCAATCTCTTGTTCAGCCGGAGTTATCTCGAAGCTCTTAGGTACATCCTCACGATAATCTTTGTCTAAGAACCAAGGTATGAACACAGGGACGTATCCATTAGTGCCATCAACAGCACCTTTCCACAGGTCATAAAAGATGCCACTCACGCCATTGGCGGTGCTTTCGACAAACACAGCCGTACCCTTCTTGTTAGGTACAGCCTGCGTCATGCCATTCCAGTTCTCTAGGGCTGTAGACTTCTGCCAAAAAGCAAGCTCAGAGGCATGTACGTGCGTCAGTGTCTCTCCTCGACCAAGGCTCTCACCGCCAGCCGTAGCAACCACGTAAGAGCTATCGAGAACGTCAAACGTAAGCTCTCGGCGTGAACTGTACTTTGTATGTGGCTTTAGTAGCTCTGGGCAATTATCGTGGTAGCGCTTTGTCATGTCGAAGAGCGCTCTTGTGCTGTCGCTGTGGTGAGTAACCACCAAGGCTTTACAAGCTTTCTTCTGGCTAACATTAAAGTACAAGTAGCCACCAACATGAGTTGATAGACCTTGCTGTCTCGCTTTCAAGATAATCACCCGAACTTTACCCTCGGATGCCATCTGGTTTTCTACTGCTTTATGTAAGATGCGCTGGGCTGGGTTTAAGTTCAGTGGGCGTATATCGCCGTCTTTGGTCCTGATCTTAAGGGCTGACTTACTATAGAAGTCAAAGTTGTCGTATAGCTTACGGCGTACTGTCGCCAGTTTCGGTGTCATCATCGGGTTGCTCTTCCTCGGTGTCGGCTACTAAAAGCGACTCCAAGAATGCCTCGGCTTTACCGATGGTTACTTCACTTTTAGCAACTGGTTTAGTCTTTGTGAAATCTAAGACCATTCTAGCGGCTGTTAGTTTGTCCCTGCTTTGGGATGGCTCCCGCATTATCTGAACTGCGGTTTCTAATGCCTCGATGGCGTAAACGTCATCAATTCCGTTCTCTTCTGCCATTTTCTTAACGATCCTTTCAGCATCTGCTTTTGCCTGTTTTCTAATGGGCGTGATTGTTTCGAGCGTGAAGCCATCAGGCGTACCCTTGGGTCGGCCTGCGTTCTTCTTTGGTCTACTTGACCACTGCTTTCTCAGCGCTCTTCCCTCTTCCGTTTGCATCAGCTTTGAAAAGTAGTTTTCCGTCCCTTTTCGAGCTTTTAGTGGATGCTGTAGCTCCTTTTTTGGAGCTTTCTTTCGCGGGTTCTTCGGTGCGCCCATTGTTTAATCCTAAATGCTTGATGACTATTTCCAGAGTTGGCTCACAAGTACGACAGAATAACTGAGGTGGCAGTGCCAGAACCATATCCTTGAAGATCTTGCTTTTCTCTTCACTGGAAAGCCAAGATAGCCCTTTGACTACCTCGATTTTCCTGAGAACAGACACTAGGTCAAATGCTGTTGTATTCACGATTTGCTTCCTTACTTTTTTAGTTTTGCATTACTTTTTAGGTGGGCGTCCTTTTTTAGTACCGTATGGCATTAGATTTCCTTCCTATACCGTTAGAACACCAGTAGATTGGCGTTCCTCTTCTTCTTCTTGACCACCAGAACCTAGAGCAACCATAGCGGTCACTACAGCGAGAACGCTGGCAAGTGGGTGACTGTAAAATTGGATCTTCTTATTACCAGCCTTGGCAAACTCGCTTTGTATCAGCTTTGATGTTTGAGGCATAATTTCTTTAGCCATTTTCGGGTCAAACATATAAACCCAAACAGGATCTACCGCGAACTCATTAAAACTTAGCGTGTACTCTAGGTGACTTTTTATTTTAGCTTTGTTTGACATTTTACGGAAGTCCCTGACCATTCTTCCGCTGGCGTTATTTTTGGCCTGATATACTGTTACGTTTTGCTGTAAATTTATAACTTCTTGTATGACAGGGTGGTTTTGGTCATACTTTGGACCGCTCAGTATAGGTAGAATAGCACTGCTAACAAAAGAGTTTGAAGTAGTGTCATTTTGTTCACCTGTTAGTTTATTAAACTTGGTGACATCTTTATTAGTACCAAAGTTAGGATCATAGTTGCCATCTATTGGTTTTAAAGTAATACCATGAGCAATTTCGTGAAGTAACGTAGTTAACGCTTGAACCTCAGTACGCGGCGCAGCCACGCTTCCCATAGTTCCACCAATCTTTAAGCCAAAGACGTTTCCACCGCCTCGGCCAACAGTTTGATAGTACCCGCGTATATTACTTTTTATTTTGGAGCTAGAACTGCGTGCCATCGCTTGATTGCTGGAAAATATAGAAACTGTTTGGTTAAGGATTTTGGCAGCTTCAAGTGCTGAATTCCAATCTTGAATGCCGTTTTCGTACTTAGTACCCTTTTTGCCAATTTCTATAATTGCTTTGGCCTCTGGTAAGTTATTTTTTACCTGAGCTGTTGTCGGCTTTGTTGTTGGGTTAGTTACTAATGCAGGACTAGGTAAGGGTGGTCCTTGTACTGGCCTGTCGGTCCTTCCTTGAGTAACTCCAACACCTCGTCCACCCTGCGCTGTTCCTCTGGGGTCAGGGCCTTCTGGGTTTTCTGGGGTTTCTTTGGTTGTTTTTCCACTTTGCTTCTTACCTTTAGCTCTCGCCGCTGCTTGTTGAGTTACTATTCTTTCTAAATAAGGATTAAGGTACTTTTTTGCAAGAGGCTTAGAAACACCAGCATTGGAAACAATTTCTGTAGCCTTTGCTACTGGATCAGAACCAAGGTTCATTCTAAGCTCACCTAAAGCTTTTAGTAACTTAGCTTTATTGTCCGCTCGAACACGGCTGTTATTAACAGCTTCAACAAGCTCTTGGTTAAACGCGATGTTGCTCTGTTTGCCATCTTCTTTTGGAGTAAGTGGCTTCGGATTTGCCCCACCTGGATTTGGGCTGGTACTAGTCCCCCCACTTGTGGGACCAGTAGAGTCCCATGCGCCGCTTACTAGAGCAGCAACCTCTGATAGTGGCCGTCCTTCAGAACCCATGCGTCCTGTTTCCAGATACGTTAGATACTGTTCTATCGCAGACAGCCTTTCGGGGCTATCCTTATGAACATCTTGTAGTTCGTATAGTATAGACTTAATTTTAGCGTCTATCTCTTTTGTTGTCATGTTCTGTTCTGGGCGTTTGTCTAAAATTGAGTTCCAGACTACGCCTCGCGGATCAGGCCGTGTGCTTTCGTTACCCCGATTTGGGGGATCACCATTTGCAATTGTACGTGCGGCCTGTGCCGCGTTTTCTTCATCTTTTATATCGTTTGCAACTTGTGCAGCCTGTTTCTTTTTCTGACTTTCTGCTTTTCTCTTCTGCGCTTCCAGATCTTTCCTAGCTTGAGCCAAGCCAATTACAGATGTTCCTGTAGGGGCTTCAAAGCCTGCTTTTTTACGGTTCTGTTTTACAAACCTAGCGACTTTTGACCTTCGGCCAGTTACTGCATCGATTACACGGCCGCCAACTACGGCTGGGATCTGTACCGCCAAGCTTCCACCGCCAGTAAGAACGGCCGCGCCTGCGTTTAGGTTGCCAGCAACACCACCAGCGGGGTTATAAGAACGTCCGAAGGTAGGCAGTGGGTTAAATTGGTCGGTAAACTGAGAAACCCCACCTTTAAGTCCACCAGCGTATAGCTCTGTGACTACATTTGATTTTCGGAAAGCAGCTACAAGGATTTGACCCTGTTCAGTTTGGCCAAAATTGTCCTTTATGAACTGAATGTTCTCATTACTTACAACTGAAGAGACTTTATTTCTTGATTGAGCTATTGCCGCATCTAGCTGAGTTTTTACCTCTATTGGTCCCTTGTTTATACCTAATTCGTTTTTAAGAATTCCAGCTGCATTAGATACTTCTCGATTAATACGGCTTCTGGCTTCGTCTAGCGCTTGGTTTGCGCCCTTCTTAACTTTCTTTCCAGTGCCTTGAGTGGCAGCGTCTACTCTTTTTAAGTCTGCGCCTTCTGTCTTCGATATATCTGTTAATAGACGGGCTACCTCACCAGCTGCTTGGTCAACTTCTGGGTCCAATGTTGATCTATCGCTTAAGACCATGCCGCCTGTTTTACTTGCTTTCGTGACGGCAGTAACGCCACCCGCAGAAGTACCGCCGATTATGGCCTCACCAACGGCCTGACGGGGGCTTACCTGTAGTCCTACATCAGTCCCTACTGTTGAACCTGTCTGTTCTACAACACTCTGTGCTCCCTCTGTTGCAGCTTCAGCGGCAGTTCTCTTAATTATGCCACCTTTTGCAGGGATCAGCGCGTTTAAAGCACCAGAAGCCGCAGCCGTCTTAGCAGCGGCCATGAAATCGTCTTTGTTAGGCTTATCGCGTCCGTTGTTTCGTGCGCGTTCATTTGCAATCGGGCCAAGTTGCTGCACAAATTCAAAGGCTGCGGGACCAGCAAGTCCTCCAGCAATGCCACCAACAGGGCCACCGACTGCTGTACCGATAGCGGCACCACCAGCCCGTGTTATGAGAGAACCAGCGTACTGACCAATTTGCTCAACTGCGGCCTTTGGTAAGTAGCTGTATGCAAATGAACCATCCTCATCGCCTTCAATGAACTTGGCCGATGCTGACTCATAATTCTCTGGGGCATCGGTAAGGTTGCTAAGAGTTTTTGAAATTTTATTTGCGCCAACCACATTTGCTGTCTCTGCTATGTTCTCTAATGGAGCATCAATACCAGAGCGAAACGCAGCCCCGAAGCCCTGCATAGGGCCATTGATTTCTTTTGCCGGACCTTCAGACTGCATCTCGCTGTCTTTCATCACACTGCCATCTGGCATCCTGTGTGAACCATCGGGAACTGGCTGGCTGGTTTCTGTCTGGTTACTTGTGTCTATTTCTCTTGCTTTTGCAATTAAACGCTTTGCGGCCTCAACATCGTTGGCTTCCATAGCTTTTCGCGCACCGCGCTTATAGTCTTCTACGGTAAGTTCAGCCATTTTTAACCTCAATTATTTAAGTATGCCATATCTGCTTCAGAAAGAGAGTTTCTAGTTGGACGCTCAGTTTCAGGAACCGTAGTTCCACCGCGTAATCTTGTCTGGACTTTCTCCAAAGCGGACATCCTGTCGCGTATCCATGCTTCCCATATCTTTTCATCATCAATGGTTCTTGGGGCTGGAGCTAAAAATAGTTTCATTTCAGCGTTAGAAATAGCACCTTTAGTTTCAGCAACTCTTAGCAAGGCATCATCTACCCTTACGCGCTGAAGAATGAGCCTACGGGCCGCGTCTGGTGAGCCCGTAAAGGTGTCCACGAAGCTCTTGGCAATACCGCCAATACCAGTAAGGTTTCCACCCGATGCACGGCTATCAGAAATTGCTGATAGGGCTGACTGATAGTTAGCCATGGTATCATTTACTAAATTCATTGCATCAGCATCGCCACTAGTAGCGCCACTTGCATCGATCTGGTTTGCCGCATCTAATTCTTGCTGCCTTACCTGTTCTAAGTAGGCTTCAGTATCTCTTGCCCTGTCTGCGTCTTTGATTGCACCATACTCTTGGATGCCATCGTTCATAGCAGAGTTATAACCATTTGCTGACCCAGCGGCGATTTTACCACCAACGCGCATGAGCATTTCACCGCGAGGGGTATTTGCATAAGCTGTGCGGTCTTCGCCGCTGCCAATCTTATTGAAAGACATTCTGGAACCACGGGCGTTACCGTTGTTTCTTTGAGGGCCAGTGCCAACTGTGGTACTTAAGATGCCACCCGTAGTACCCTGCTTTGTCGGATCAGTAAGAACTGGCATTGTTGGGTTCTTTGGTATCTGGTGTGGACCTCTTGGATCGTTGATGCGGTCCGTAAGTATGGGACCACCAACACCAACAGGGTCAGGTATTTGGTTTGGACCTCTTGGGTCATTTACCCTGTCACTTAAAACAGGTGGCGGTATCTGGTCGCCCCTTGGGTCAACCCCATTGTAAATTGAACCACTCAGTGCGCCTCCTATTGGCGGGTTGTTTCCAATCTGTGAGGGTGCAGTCTCTCGGCCCTGCTGACGGCGTAGCTGCTCTTCTATTGCAGATGGTACGTTATTTCCTACCTGTTCGTTTAGAAGTCCCTCATCAATCGCCGCCATGCTTTCTGTCTGACGGCGCTTTAGTTCTGTATCTATTCCTTGGAGTTCTTCACCTGTCTCCATTGCACTATTTAAAGCTGGAAACTCCGCACCCGCAGGAACTCCAC